TGAGGTATTGCCATAAGGCATGGCCCCGCCACGCCCGCCGCCAGCACCACCACCGCCGGGGCTGTGCGATGGGCTATTCAGGATCGCAAGAGGCAGCCCGGTCGCCCCTGCACCGCCACCACCGCCGCCGCCAATATATCCGGTGGCATTATCAATGATGATCGGGCCGGTCAGACCAATTGCAGGACCGCCTGATGTCGGTGCGACATAGCTGGTGCGGTCGGTGAGCTGATACCCTCCATCTCCGCCTTTCCCCATGATGAAGCCACGATTGACCAGCGTCAGCCCACCAGAGAAGGCCCCGCCCATGTCGAGGGCCGGGATCGTGGTGTTATCAGACCAGATGTAGATGCCTGCGGCCACCGTCACCTCGACCTTGCTTGTGCCATCCCAGCCCTGCGCTTGCAGGTAGGTGTGCAGGTTCAACTCTTGCTGATGGGTGCTGATCGTATGGGTGAACTGGGCAGATTTGCCGCGCAAGTTGCCGAGCCCGATGGTACCATTGGCCACGCCCGCCAGCCCGCGCACGCCTGCGTCCCCAAGCGAGATCGTGGCGCCAGTGGCACGGCCAAGCTCGGTGTTTATCTGGCTGAGCGAGAGCGGTCCTGTCGATGGAAGCGCCATGGTTTAGGGGCTCCCAAAAGCGGTGACATCGCCCAACACTGTTAAATTGCCAGAGCCGTCGAGCGTCATCACGTCCACGCCATTGTAGCGGAAGGTCAGGCTTGATCCCGCGGCATGGGCGGTAAACGCACCCCAACGTGCGCCGACCTCGACGATCTCCTCGCTGCCGTCCGCGCGTTTCAGGAACAGCTTGCCGTCCCGGGTATTGACTGCCAACTCGCCCAGATCCAGCTGCGCCGTGGTTGGCACCTTTGTGGCAATGGCGGATCGTTTCATACGGATTGTACTGGCCATGGGACCTCCTGGGGTTCAGCCTCATGTGAGGGACGGATGACTTGGAACGCAAAGCAGGGACTTAGAACGTGCCGCCATCAAGCGAGATGCCGGTAATGCTCCCGCCTGTGATGGCGACTGCGTTTGCCGCTTGCGTTGCAAGGGTGCCGAGCCCGAGGTTGGCCCGCGCCGTGCCTTTATTGGGCAGGTCTGCGAGGTTGGAACTTGCGGCCAGTTTGCCGGCCAGCCCATTAGTCACCGTAGTGGCAAAGTTGGGATCATCGCCCAAGGCAGCGGCCAATTCGTTCAACGTGTTCAACGCGCCGGGGGCTGCATCAATCAGTGCGGCGATGGCGGCCTGAACAAAGGCGGTGCTCGCGATCTGGGTTGTATTGGTGCCGCTGGATGCCGTGGGTGCGCTTGGCGTGCCGGTAAAGGCAGGCGAAGCTAGCCCTGCTTTGCCATCAATCGCAGCCTGTAAGCCGCTGACTTGCGCGATCGCATGGCTATGCGCTGCTGGTGCATAGGTTGACGGTTTGCCGGTGACACCTGCCCAAGGCACACTGTCTGCCAACTCAGCCGCGTCGACCTTGCCGTCATTGTCGGCGTCATAAGCGGATTTGAGCATATCGCCGGCGCCAAAGCCTGCCAGTGCTGTCTGTACGAAGGCCGTCGTGGCAAGCTGGGTTGTGTTGGTCCCACCCGTGGCCGTGGGCGCTGTGGGTGTGCCAGTCAGTGCCGGTGAGGTAAGGGGCGCTTTTGCGCTCAACGCCGACTGCAACCCCGTGACATCGGCGATGCCATGGCCGTGCCCATCAGCAGCTTTCCCATCAAGCGCCGCCTGCAGCCCGCTCACCTCCGAGATGGCATGACCGTGGGTGGCTGCCGCTTTGCCCGCAAGCCCCGCATCGAACTGCGACTTGCGCACGAGATCGGTGCTGCTGCTGGCGTCCTGGCTCGACTTGGGCACAATCGAGAATGTCTTTGCGCCACCAATGGTCTGGCTGCCCACCCGCGCGACAAACCCGCCCGCACCTGCCAGCGGCACGATGGCTGTGGCATTGCCTGCGCCATCATCGCCTTTGCCGATATAAAGCGTGTCGTCGACCTCGTTGTGGGCCACTTCGCCGGATTTGAGCGCGGCGGGCGCGCCGGCATTGCCGGCCTGGCGGCGTTTGAACTGGATCGTATTGGCCATCAGAAGAAGCCTCCGTTGATAGGTGTGTTGGTGGGCAGGATGGTGATGCCGGGATCGCCCTGATCGCCTTTGTCACCGGGTCGACCGACCTTGCCCTCCGGGCCTGGCTGGCCGCCAAGGCGGATGCGCAATGGCCCGGTGACCACCCTGACCTTGATGGGGGCGGTGATGGTAATCGGTCCTGTTTGCGAGATCGCGGAACTCATGAGGCAAGTCCGCGCGTCACCGGCAGGATGACCGGCAGCTCCAGGAGAAAGCCCAGATGCAGATCGGGCGCGAGATCGGTACGCACCAGGTCCAGAACGACACGTCCGGGCGGGAGACCTGCTGTCTGGTCCGCACGCAATGCCAGTTCCAGCACTGTGTCGCTGATCCGACTGATACCGTGATCGGCACTGGTGAGCGTGGCCAAAACCTCTGCCGCATTTGGCCGTTCGCGGATCTGCCCTGCATAGCTTGCACCTTCGGCAAAGACCGGCGCCTCGGCCTCAATCTGCAGCCGCCAAGCGTAGCCAATGAGCACGGCCGGGCCCTCCGTCACAGTAGTGGTCGTCATGGCCGCCACCCACACAGCCGCGCGCCAACCTCGTTATGTGCCACGATCTGGGCCAGCGTCACGTCACTCAAAACGTCCTGACGCGATGGTCGAATAGGCTCTGCCCAGTCGCAGTCATCGCGCAAGCTAGGTGGATCAATCGCGCATCCAGTGGTCAGCGCGGCGCTCAAGATCAGCGCGGTCAGCGTTTTGCACGTCATGGCGGATGTCCTTTGAGGTTTGCATGGATCTGACGCGCGCATCGGCACGGCGCACGGCAAAATTCGCCGCGGCTGCTTGGCGCCCCTGGCGAAAGGCAACCCACAGGGCGGCGAGGAGCGCCAAAGCCAGCGCGCCGTAAAGAACAGCCCGCCTGCCCAAGCCACTCAGAAGTGAACGGACAACGCCGATCATAGCGTGCGTCCTGTCCGGTGATCTTCAATGCGGGCGGCCCGTGCCCGCAGCGCAAAGAGGATGACACCAACAAACATCGCCATCCCGATCCATGGCAAGGCCATGGCCAGCCACGCCTCAAGACCTGCGAGTGCGAAGATCCGGGAGGCTGTATCCCGGGCCTGTTCGGCCTCACGCAATGCTGGTGCGATCTGAGAGGTAATTGAGCCTGCGGCCCCCAGAACCCCGAGGCCGATTTGCGCATTCGCCGCCGTTACGATGCGGCTGTCCTCTGGTGCCCCAATAGCACGTTCTGGCGCAACCGTACGCTGCGACGCCACGGCCAGAGCCTCTTCCAGTGCCACATCAATGATCGGAACCAACGGCAGAGCATGATCATCGCGGAACGCGAGGATCGCCGCGCGCGGTCGTGGACCGATGATCCCGTCGATGGTTCCGACCTCGTGATAGCCAAGATCCTTTAACCGGCGCTGCACGGCCTTGGCGGAGAGTGTCGATGATGGCGCAACATTGCCCGCCCGCCGGATACCCAAGAGCTTCGAGACCGGGTACCGTTTCACATTCACCGCATCAGACTGATTGCCGCCAAGCCCCCAAAGCCAGGTGCCCTCAATCCGGTCAATGAAGAACACATGCCCCTGCCAGCTAGATGAGCCTCGGGGTATGACCCCGATATCGCCAGGCTGCGCGTCCGCGATCTCAATTGGCACGCCCCAATCGAGATAAGACCGCGCTGTCAGCTTGCGCGTTGAGCGAATGCCAGCTTTCTCCAGGCAATGACCGACGAAGGCGGCGCACCAAGCCACAGAGTCGTGCTCCACCCAATCGTGGCCGACCGAGGCGTACATCTCCATCACGGTGGGGTTATTTGCGGGGCCTGGGCCTTCGGTGGTGCCGATATACCCGCGGGCAATCTCAAAAGGTGTCATGATGCTCTCCCATGCAAAAAAGCCGCCCCGGAGGGCGGCTGTGTTGGTCGAAAAATAAAGGCTGAGCCTCAAAGGGCTGGCCGGTTAGGCGGTGCCTGCTTTAGGCTGCCGCATGCAAATCCGCTTTTGCTTGCACAATCCAGTCATCCGCTGCGGCAGATAAGGACGGGCCTAAACCAACGACGCCGAAGAGTTGAACTTCATAGATCCCGACGCCGGTCTGTTCTGCGGGCCAAAATCCATCTTGTGACAAAACGGCAGCGCGCAGAACGTCGACCGGGTCAGCCGCCGCGGATACCTTGCTAAGAACCTGAGCAATATCAGTCATGAGAAAGTACCTCCCTTCATCCATTCAGCAATATCCAGATGGCGTCACCCAGCTGAACATCAAGAGATGACCGCGCTGATGGGCGGCTTATTTCTTGCGGCAGAGCCAGGCCGTCATCAGGGCCTCCGCCCCGCGCGGCCCCAGATACGCCAACGTAGCCACAAGCCCGGTGCGCACGGGCTGACCAAGATCAAAGTGGCTTGCAACAGCCTCGCCAATGATGGCCATGCCGATGGCCACGGGGATTTCCCACAAGAGCTCCTTGCCAAAAAACCGCCGCCGGCCAAGTTTCACCTCACCTGAGTGATACATCAGCCGTCCGGTAAAGGCGCCGATCAGCGTGGTCACTGCCCCGCCAAACAGGCTGTTCAACGTTTCTAAAAAGCCCGGCTCGGTCATGGGCGCCTCCCGTGGTCGTGTTTATTTCGTGGTATCGGTCAGTATTCGCCGCCGTCGAGCAGCGGCTCAAACGCGGCATCAGCCAGATTGCGCAGCTTGATCGTCGGCGGTGTGGTGCTGGTATCGAGCCACAGCATGCCGGGCGCGGTGGCCGCAGGTTCCACCGCACCGCTGTTGGTGGAGCGCAACGCTGCAACGATCTGGTTGATCTGAGCACGCACGGCCGCCCCGTTGTCGTTGATGATCACAAAGCTGGGTGCTTGGGACACTAGGCCACCTCATCTGCTATCAGCCGCAATTCCGAGACGATCGGCGTGAAGGCCGGGTCACTGGTTCTAAGCCAGGCCCGTGCCTCAACCGCGTGCGCCTCGATTTCGCTGTTGTCGATCCGCCCCCAAGGTCCCCAGACGGGGTTTGCACCTGCCGGATCATCATCGGTTTCCCGGACCTCGAGCACCACGTCGATATCGGCGCCCTCGGAGCCATCGAAGTCGGCCCAGGCATCGATCGGCGTCATGCGGTCATCGATGTAATCCGACAGGGCCGAAGCCCCGACCAGAATATCCGAGCGCAGACGCACGCGCTTCAGGCCGCCAAAGTCGAGACGACTTGCAAAGGCGTACAATCCTTCAAGTGCTGTGACCTCAGGCCTGCCGCTCGCATCAGGCGCGCTCTCAAGCTTCAAGGTTCCGCTGACCGCTTCAAGATTGGTCTTTGCCCCGGCAAAAGCCGGCTCGGCCGCCAGCGTATTCAGCTGCGCAAAGCTCAGGATTTGCACGCCCTTTGTGCTCACGGTGCTGACGGGGCCAATGCGACCTTCGCTATCCTCGGCACGCAGCAAATAGGTCCCAGGCTTGAGCGGCACGACCGCAATGGCCTCGCCGCCCGAGACTCGGTCCATCAGCGTGGAGTTCGCCCAGGTGGCGGTCATTTCCTTGCTGTGGCGGATGATGACATTGCCGCCCACGCGGACGTCCACATCAACCGAGCGCTGCCATTTCAACACGGCAAGACCGCCTGCAGACTGGATCGTCAGCCCCGTCAGCGCAGCCGGTGGCGCCGTGAGCCCCACAATCTCCAAGCCCCCCTCGCGCCAGACCGACGAGACCCCCAGCACCGAGATCGCCTTGATCCGCACGTCCCATTGGCCCGGCTGGATATCGCGCAGCTCCATCACCGTGCCGGAGGTGCGGCCACGGTCCAGCCAGACACCGCCATCCCGGCGGGTCTCCACCTGATAGGTATCGACAAAGCCCGAAGCTGCAGGCTCCCAGGCAATGCGCGCCAGGACTTTGACCGCAGAGCCGTCGCGGGTCACATAAAGCTCCTCGGTGATCTGCGGCGCACCAGGTGGCGCGATGTCAAAGGCCGAGGGCAGCGTCGTGCGCGGCGCGGCTGCGTAGATCTGCTCTTCCGAGGCGTCCCAGTCGAAGATGAGGGGAGAGGTTTCCCGCAGAAGAAGTTCCGGTGCCAGACGCGGGCCTGGTCCAACTTGGCTTAGATCCAGCCGCACTGCCTCAACCTCAAAGGGTTTTCCTTCAGGTAGATTGGCGCCGCCGAACCCCCAGCGGGCGTAGTGCACATATGTGGTCTCGCCTGCCGCCACGCGCCAGGCCTTAAGCTTGCCCGCCACCTTCAGGCTCATCTGGCGCCGTGCGCGTTCCAACTCGATCTTGGCCAGCCGCTGCGCCATGGACGCGGAGATCGTGAAGGGGAGCGAGATATCCCGCCACACCCGCTCGCCATTGTCCTCCAAGCGGTAGGTCTCGCTGGCATAGGCCGGAAAGTCATCAGGCTGCCAGCTGTTCTCGGGACTTACGAACTGGCCGCGCACCGCATTGAAGCTCAAAGCCCGGCTTTGCCGCGTCGTCAGGGTCATTCCGCCGTCGCGCACATCATCTGCCGTAATCGTGGTTTCTGGCACGCGATAGGCCCCCGCCCGCATCCGCCATTGGCCCGCTTGCCAGATGCAGCGGCCTGCCATCGCCGTCAGCATCGCCTCGATAATGGTCTTCGGCGTCTCTGCGAGCGAGACCACGCCATTGCAAGTGTAGCGCGGCTCGGTGCCGCCAGCGGCCAAGGGCACAGCCTCATCGCAGATATTGGCCGCCTCGATCAGACTGTCGGTCTCGATCCCGTCAGCGCCTCCGATCACGGCCCCGATGGCATAGATCGTATGAGCCATGTAATCCGCCACGCAGAGCGCTGCATTGTCAGTATAGACCCGCGTGCCCGTCCGAGGATCGAGAATGTCGTCCTTGCCCTCCAGATCCACGGTGATGTTCGGAATGCCGCCCGGAAAGGCATCCGCATCATAGGTCAGTTTCAAATAGAGTGCCGCACAGCCCGCAAGGCGATGGGCATCCGTCCAATGCTCGGGCGCCGCCGCAATGAGCCCCGCAAAGGCAGTCTGATCATCAGCACCGAGGCGCTTTTCCACAGCGACTTTGCCCGCCCAACGGCTCTGGGCCGCACCTGAGGCATCAATCGCCTCTTCGCCCTCAAAATAGATGGCGCCGATCGATTTGATGCGGTGGGCAGCCAGCACCACCACCAAGTGCAGGTCTTTGTCCTTCGCCCCTGTGGAATGCAGAAACACAATCACACCGCCCTTGCGCGTGCGGCCGTAGACCATTTCGCGCGGCATCACCGGCTCGCGCACCGTCACCGTACGGGCCTTCATTTCCATCTGGCCAAGGCTGGGCGTGGGCATCAAGGCTTGGGCAGCAGCTGATAAGAGCATCGAGGCCCCGAACTGGGCGGCAAAGCCAACCAGACCTGTGGCTGCAAAAGCCGCGGCCACACCGCCCGCCGCAATGGCAGCGCCCCCGAGGGCGACAGCACCTAAAACCACGGGTGGCATTGTTCACGTCCTCCAGGCGAGACGGCAGGTTGCAAGTGAGAGGCGCACCAGACCCTCAGGGGCCACAAAAGCAGCCTTGGCGCCGATGACGATGCCAAAAGCCTCAGGCGCCCCGCCCAGGATCAGATCGCCACGCTGTGCAAGGCGCGGGTTAGGCAGCGGGTCGCCCAACAAAGCGCGCCCGCCCTCTTCAAAGCTCGCCCAGCCAAGGCGGCGCAACACCCGCCCGCAGCCGATTGGCGTCCGATACCGCCCCCGCCAAAGTGCTGCATGATCCGGGCCATCTGTGAGGTCGCGGTGCAGATCAAAGGCCCAGGTGGCGCAGTCGTGCTGGCCCCAAGCAAATGGGCGCGCGCTGGCCTGCTGGATCGCGTCCGCAAGGACTTGCTCCCAATGGGGCACGCGGGTGGCAACGCAGTGTCGTTCCATCATCCCCGCCCCCAAGTGATTTCCTGATCCTGGATGGCCGTGACATGCTCAAACCCACGATCGCCCGGGTGCAGGACCTGCTGGCTTTCATGTGTGTAACGCCAATTGCGCGGCACGCTCAGATCAATGAGCCGGCTTTCATAACTGATCGTGATCCGGCAGCTCTGCCCGTCCTCTTGCAGCTCCGGCACATCAAGACGGCCTGTAAACGCCTGCACGGGATCGGCGATCACCGTGCGGTCCTCCGTCAGAAGTGCCAGCCAGATGCGACCTGCCTGACCCTGGCGCGCCTCATCGATCGCAAGACCCACCAGATCGAGCGGCACGCCCGAGAGCGAGACCGTCGTGCCAGAGGCCACCACGTCCGAGGTTTCCTCAAGCGCGCCGAGGCCAAGAAGCACACCCACGCCTGTCCAGGTCTTGCCGTCCCAGTCAATCGGGCCTGGACCCGTCCAGATCCGCACCATGCCCGACGAAAACGCCCCCTCAAAAAAGATCGCAGGCTGCAGGTCCGCGCGGTCCAGCGCTGTGGCCATGTCATTTGTGATATCCCGGCTCATAGCGCCTCGCGGGCTGACAGGGTGAAGCGGTGACGCGCTGCGCGTTCAATGCGGGTTGGCACAGAGCTTGTGGGGCGCAGCAGCACCTGCGGTCTGTTCACTTCGAGCTGCGTATCGGCGGGCAGCGCGCGGCGAATGGCCGGAAAGAGCGTCAGTGTTGCCAGACCGTTGATGTCGGCTGTGACGTCAAAGGCAATTTGATGCAGACGCGTCTCGCGCGCAGTGCCGATCGACACAAAGTCGCCAGAGGCCACGGCGGGCAGCCCCGGTGGCCAGCCTTGCGTTTGCACGACATTGCCGCCTGTGATGGGTGCCGCCAGCGTGACCGGTTGCAACAGCCCTTTTGGCTCAATGGAGGGATCAGCAAAAAGCAGCAGGCCCCGGCCGGAGCCAAGGGCCGTGAGTGCCGCAGAGACCGAGCGCGCCAGCGGTCCGGATTGCGCGGCAAATTCGATGTCGTATTCCCACCATTCTCCGCCCCAGTCCTGCACTTCCGTCGTCCCGGTAAAGGGCGACTGCGTCTGACTTGTCGCGGTCACGAGCCGTCTTTCGATCCCGGCCACCCAAGTGCGCGGCAGTTCCACAATGACGCTCATGCCATCCGCCCCCGCCGCATGGCATTGCCAACAGCGGCCACCGCAATGCGCTCAAACTCGGGCTGTGCGCCGCGCATCACCGCCGCGATCTGCTCGGCCACGCCCATTTGCGCGCCGCGTGCATCCACATTGAGATTTATGGCCACAGGAATAGCGCTACCTCCGCCGCGCGCAACCTCAGCCCGTGACAAAACCCGCTCGCCACGCTGCAGGATGGTGGGCACTTCATCAGGACGGAGCCCGGCCCAGGAGCCAGCCGGCCCCACGGTGCCCCCGGTATGCATCCGCGGTGCACCGGCAAAGACAGCTGCGGGCACGGCGCGTGTATGACCGGAGATCCCAACCATGCCGCCAGCATGGGAGACCGCAGCGGTAACTGAACCGCCACCCCCAAAGACACCTCCGAGCGCGTTGGCAATGGGTCCCAGCACCGCATTCTTAAACGCCAACACGGCCAGGTCCGCCAGGATCGAGCGCACCAGCCCTTTGAAGTCCAGCTTGCCGGTTTCCACAAAGCTGCGGAACGCACTTTCGGCGCCAGAAAAGGCGCTGGAGAGGGTTTCGCCGAGACCTTTGCCCCAGTTCAGGGCATCCGTGGCATAAGAGTTCAGGGCTTCGGAAACGGCACGCCAGCCAGTAACAATCCTTTCGGCAACGCCACCACCAGACCCGCTGCCGCCACTAACCGTATCCCCAGCCTCGGCCATGGCCTCCGCCAGGCGGTCCGCAGAGGCCGTGGCGTCATCCAGTGCCGCAGCGCCGTCCGCGCCAGTGCCCGCGACAGCATCGCGGAGTGCCGCCCAGGAGGACAGCGGGGCCGTGGCTCCAGTCGCCAAATCGGTGGCGGCCTGCCGGTAGGTGTTCGCGGTGGCGAGTGCCTCGGCCGCAATCCCATCAAGTCCAAGGTCGGGCGCCGTCAGCGGGTTGTCCTCAAAAGCCCTGCGGAATGCATCTGCGGCGGCGCTTCCAGCATCCGCTGAAGCTCCCGCGAAAGGATTGTCGATATCGCCAAGACTGATTTCACCGATTTCGCCGAAGGTGGTTTCGATGCCCACAGCCGCCAGCGCATCGCGGATCTTGCCCGTAAAGGCGTCAATCCGGGCGATCGCACCATTCAGCATCGCCTCAATCCCGTCGAGCATGCGATTGGCGGCTGCGTAAACAAGATCTCCGATCACAGCTGGCAGGCGGGACCAGATTTCGCGGACGGCGAGTAGTGCCCCCTCGAAGGTATTCGCGGTCGTATTGCCGAAGCCAACGACACTCTCGATCGCGCCGGCCATGCCCGTCGCAGCATCGGCTTTCAGGTCGTAAAACATCGCCGTGGCGCGCGCGCCAGCCGCCGAGGCCCCTGTCTTGATCCGGTCCCAGACCTCGACTGCGACATCCTTCAGGAGGCGCATCGCCTCGCCAAAACCGCCGGCTCCTGACGTCAGCCGGGTAAACCAATACACAAGCTCGCCTGCGCCCACGATCAGTGCGCCGATGCCGGTGCGAATCAGCGCGCCTTTGAGAACCACCAGCGTCGTTGCCAATCCGCGCACCGAGAAGGCCGCGGCAGCCATGGCCGCGACCCAGCGCCCAGCCAGGAAGGTGGCGAAGGTGCCTGCGTAGACCGCCAACCGGTCAAGGTTGGCCAGAACCGCGTCAAACGCCCGGCTGATCGGACTGGTGGAAGAGGCCAGTGCGACAAAAGCATTGGCCACCGCCTCCAGCGACGGGGCAAGCGCCACGGCAATCCGGTTGCGAACGCCCGTAAACACCTGGCCAATGCTGACCAGCGCAAGTTCTGAGCGGCGCATGGCGGCGATGGCGTCCGTGTCAAGGACAGCCCCAAGGGCCTGGGCTTGAGCCCCAAGCCGGGTCATCTCCGCGCCGCCGTTTTGCAAAAGTGGAATGAGCCGCGTG